TTATATCTAGTGCTTTGGCCGGATCATCTCCAGCGACTTGACTAATCCAGATAGACATATTATCTAGATTGTCTTCAGTTAACTTTTGGTAAGCCTCTCTAATCATTCTAGTGTTCTTGTTTAGAGTACCCGGCTTCTTACCAGCTCTGTTAATGTTTTCGTCTCCTCCTCTAAATGATCCCATCTTCTTTAAGTGCTTTGTTTAGACCATCTAGGGCTGCTTGTGCATGTGCCTTAGTAGTTGCTTTAATTACTGCTACATGTTCTCCATACTTCTTGAACGTGTACTTCTTTGTCTTTAGAGTCTCGTAGACTTTATATTCTTCCATAGTGATATAATATTTGTTTTTTCATTGTTTCTACGCATCTTCCACATCTTGTTACCTTTTGTGGTGTATTAGTTACTTCTGCTAAGATGGCAAACATTTTAGTTAATTCTTCGTTAGAATACGATCTAGACTGTGTAAACAGTAACATATTCTCTTCTACGTACTTTTTTGTTTCTGGTGTCATTGTGTTAATTTAAATATAATTGATGCTAAAATTGCAATAATACTGGAGTACATTACGCCCATTGGACCGAACTGTATTACCATTGGACCTATTGATAACCAGAATGCGAAACACTTATCACATTTAAATGGTTTATTAGGAATCCAGTCTTTATCTAGTGTTACTATAAAGTCTACTATAAGATGTGCTAAACTCGCAAACCCTATAATCTGTGCTATGATGTTATCCATAATTAATATTATTTAGTTTAAGTTGTTGTTGTATATAAGTTCTCGCTTCTTCTATGGCCTTTGCTATAGATGTTCTAGGTATTTTAGTTTGTCTTGATAATTCTGAGAAGTTATTCTCTTTCATATACATTCTAAATAGTGTAGCACGAAACCATAACTCTATAGTACCTGCCTCCATGTCTTCTAAGATACCTTGGATAGCCTCTGTTGCAATATCTTGTTCGTAGTCATATTCATCTACATCTATATGATTAGCTCTCTTATTCCCTTTGTTTTGTGTATAATCCATATAATCATTATCACTTCTATTATTACGGTCTGCCTTTAGACCATGCACTCTACCCTTTTGTCTGTATACAGTATGATACTTACTAGTAGAACTGTGAAATGATCTGTGTATCATACCGGATAAGAAATTCATACCTTTACCTGCTTCTACTAATTCAGTTGCTCTTTCATGTTCCATAAACTCTGCCATAACATAATGTGCTACCTCTTCTGATTCATAACTAGATCTGCATATCTTTTTAGACATAGTAACAATTTCTTCATAATTGTCTGATAAAAATCTATTTAAGCTGTTCAAGTTTTTGATATGCTTTTTTTAATAAGGAACACTTTTCGTATTCTTCTAATCTTTCAAATATAATTATATCTTCAGCAATCATATCTTTAGCTCCTTCTATATAATCAGGATGTATTTCTGGAAAGTCTTCAGCAGTTGCAAGGTAACGTCTAACTACTCTCAAAATCTTACGGTCTGTATTATTCATAATATTATCTTTCTGTATACCACCCATTCGCTTCTGCTTCATCTCTAAACCAGGCAAAGTGACCCTTAAGTGCTGTATTAATAGGAAAGGAAGTTCTAGGTTTTTCACTGATTACATTATTATTTAAACAACCAGAAAGATATAATACCAGGTCTTTAGCTCTTCTTGTATGTAATTCTTTTGTTACTGTGCAATGCCAGGTAAACATACGACAACTATAATCATTATTAGATACTTGACCTAGTTTAAAGTTTTTATTCATTAGCGGCCATGATTGTATCTTACGATGATGATCATGTCTAGAACCTATTAACGTATTAAAGTCTGTAGCTAACATAGAATATACGAATGAAGGTTTACCCTTCTCTTTTCTATCTTTATTCTTGTAAGTTGGATAAGCTTGAGTTAAGGATCTTAAAAACCAAAACAGTACTATCCAGTTCTCATCATTACATTCTACTGCCCATTCAGGTATTTTTACTTTCATGATATCGTCTTTAGTTATTTATCTTTATTTATTCTTTGTTGTAATCTTTGGTTAGCGTATGATTCACTAAAGTTAGCTAAGTCAGATTGGTATTCTTTGCTATATCGGGAAGGTACATCTACCTTACCCGGTGTAGATACATACCCTTTAGGGGTATTGGTAGTCTTTTTGACTCTATTAGAATAGTCAAATTGACTATATAAAGCCTTTAGTTTATATGTAGGATAATATTGATTTGCATTTCTCTTATGTCTACCTGATTTGATAACTACTAGGTCTAAATCTTCTAAAGCTCGCAGATCTCGCTCTGCTGTTTTTTGAGATATATTTACTAATTTACCAATAGTTTTGTAACCACCTATTAGAGGTTTATCTTGTTTTGCGAATGACGCGATGACATTTGATAATAGAATTTGAGAAGGAGAACAGCCTAATGAAATAAGCTTTTCTAAAATAAAGAATTTAATAAAGGGTATTTGCATAATGTAATTGTTTTGTTTAGTTATTATATGTATATATTCATGAAAGTTTCAAAAAATACTATGCTGTCAATTGAAACAAAAGAAAGCAGTGATATATAATAAGTGTAGATTGTTACTTGCATGGCAGTAATTGGCCGATGGTTTTGTTTTATTTTTTTACTTTTGCAATCTACATTATATATTTACTCAGAAGGCCGGTAGTGTTTTAATGCCCATTTTAACTACCGGCCTTTATTATGCACAAAAAAAGGGTCTTCATTTCTGAAGACCCTTATCTAAAAGTTATTACTAAAAGTTATTATGATATCACTAAAGCACCTGCATTAGATACTGTTAAAGTATATTCAGTTCCGTCTGGAGATAACATTGTAATACCATTACCACCAGTTCCACCGTCAGGTGCAACAATCTTTAATGCTCTTACGTGTGTTGTATCAGGAGTATCTGTCTGTACTTGTCTTCCCATTGCTACAGCACCTACATGAGCAGCCGATGTTTGCTGTCCGAAAGCTACAGCGCCATCCGCTGTGGCCGTACTTGTTCTACCGAATGCAATAGCGTATGTAGCAGTTGCTTCAGCGTATTGGCCGAAACTCGCTGCTGAAGTGTTTGTTGCTTGAGCTTGATCGCCATAAGCCATTGACTGGGCACCTGATGCTAAAGCTCCTGCTCCCAGTGCAATAGATTGTGCACCACTCGCAGTACTCGCTGATCCAACTGCATTTTGTAATGCGTTAGTTCCTGTACCAACTTCTAATCCAGCACTACCACCTGGTAAACCAGTTACTGTAGCGTTTGTAAAATCTACGTTAGTTGCTGGACCTGCATCTCCAAAATTATATGTACCGTTTTTAAATGTTACTGTTCCTGCGTTTGCAGTCATAATACCACCTGCTGTATCAATAACAAATCCAGTACCATCGACTGCTACTTGGTTAGTACCTGATTTAAGAGCTATACTTGTTCCAGCTCCGAATGCAGATAGATCTGCAATTTCTATTGGAAATGCAGTACCATCACCAAATTGTAAGTTCTGTGGTGGAAAAGGTATTGTAGACGTATTGTCTGCTGTTTTTATCAGTCCTTGATAAGACTGATCTATTTGTTCGTTTTGTAAACTTGCCATAATATGTTATTAGTTTAATTTTGTTAGAATAGCGCCGTAGTTAGTCCACGTTGCACCAGAGTTATCGATACAAACCGAAACTGTCATGTATTGATTTATAGTCCAGTCAATTGCTAAATCCATTATTGCATCACCACCTACTACGTTAGTGCTTGCGGTTTCAGTACTATCAGCTGCGGCCCAACACGAAGTACCTAAACCAGTACCATCTGATGTTTGAATAAACAGGGTCTTTTCATAAAAACCTTTACCGTCTGCAGGTGATTGAATTTGAGAAAGGTTTTGACCTCCTTGTGCATCACCAATACTACCGTTTGTAGTAATCCAAATAGTTGAGTATGTATACCCTGTTTGATTTGCTGTTTCTTGCATTGATCTCATCATTAAAATATCACCTGCAGCAAATGTATTAGCTGGAATTAGAACTGTTGATCTAACTGTATCACATGATGATGTAGCTTGAGTTTCACTAACATAAGCTGTTTTAAATGCAGTAACTCCACCTCCACCACCAGCTGCAGACCAACCGTAGTCGTAGTCTGTACCAGTAGTTTTAGTTAATACTTGACCAGCTGTTCCTCCAGTCGGTGCTAAACCGTCTAGACCTGATACAGTACCATTCATTAGAAGTAAATTACCACTAATTACGTTACCACCAGCAGTTGTTACAATGTAGTTACTACCTGCACCAAATCCTGCGTTAGTTCCATCTACTACTAAATATTGTGATTGTGTTGCATCATCTAATCTAATAGAAACATCTTTCATTTCAGTACTACCTCCACCAGAAGCAAATTGTTTAAAATACTGTGTATTAATATTACTACCTAGTTGTAATTCAGTTTGTGACATTTTTATCATACTGTCATTACCACTACCGTCTGTTATCGCATTAAAGCCATTGGCTTGTAAAGCTGCGTTATCGCTTGTTTTAAGTAATCCAAGATATGAATCTTTGATTGGATTTCCGGTTAATTGTGCCATAATTTATTATTAATTAATTTTTTTTATACTGTTTCCCAGTTATCTGCTTCTACTTCCCAGTTATCTGGTGCAGTTTCCCAGTTTAAATTTGTTGGGGGTGGTACAATTGTACAAGGTGAAGTAGAACCCCATTGTCTTGTTTCAATACCGTATTCATTTGAATTACTACCCCAAATACATGGAACAGCTGGTATACCATTACATACTTCATCAGCGATTGCATACCACCATGATGCGTTAACTGGTGCCGATATACTGTAATATGCAGCCAGTGCTATAGTATAACTACCATAAACAGGTGCATTAATACCTAAGTAATTACAATAGGCTACTAACCAAGAACCATTAACAGGTTCTGTTATACCATAATAATTACAAAGAGCACTAATCCATGAACCTCCAGTAGGAAAAGTTACAGCATTATTAGTAACACATTGTACATAATCTTTTATTACATTATTAATATCCATATTATTGTCTTAATTTTGCGATCGCATCAATTGCTCCCTGTGTGCCGATATAAACCGCTGCTATAGTAACCCAATCGGAACTAGTTAAAGTAGCAGAGAACAGCCCGAAACTAGCCACAATGAAGACCATAAGCTTCCTGCTTACGTATCTATTTAGTATCTTGTCTATTCTTGCTCTCATTGCTTAAATATATTTTTAATTTCTTAATATTAGTAGCAGTACTTTTAGTTGCAGCTGCTACAGTCGGGATCACAATCGAGTCCACAGTCTGCGTAGATGTATAAGTCATTTCTTCTTAAAGGTATTTCTGTTTGTAATCCACTAAAATAAGGTGTATCTTTATTTGGGTACATACCGTCCGTTCCAGGATTAGTATAGTCTGCAAACATTCCAGGGTTATCTATTAAATATTCTAACATTCTCTGGTTGTAAAACTGGGCTGTGTCTAACGCACTTTCTCTTAAGTATTGCATTTCTTCTAACGTAGTAGCCTGAGTCTCTTCAGACGTCCCGTTAACAATACCAGCCTCAACCATTTTATATTTTAAACTTGGTAATAATAAATACAATGCATATTGAATTAAACAAGGACCAACATAATCTTTTAAGAATGTTGATTCGTTAGTTGTTAAATCATTTGCTATTACTCCTGCTTTAAGTCTTTTGTAAAACTTAGTTCCAAGTGTATCTTGAATGTATATGTCCTGAGCTTGTATAATAGATGGTGTTAGTAAATCAATACGAATATTGTTATCTAACGAAGTCCATTGCTTCATTCTCTGCTCAGAAACTAAAAGTACGTTTTCCATATTATAGAGATTCTATGTTTGTTTGTGGTGCAGTATCTGTTATTTGTGCTTCAGGTACTAATGTATTCGGTGCAACTTTAAGTGCGATATTAAAACCAGCTAATCTTAACATGTAACCGAATCCACTTAATATCTTTTTTCTTTTAGGTGTAATTACAGTACCTTCAAAATGTGCGTAAGCTACTTTAATTTCTTCTGAATTACTTGAAAATCCTGAACTAACACTATCATGTAGTCCCAAAAGAAGAGGGCTAGTGATCCGGTGTGCGGTTAAAATTCTACTAGATATTCTGGTTTCCAGGGTTAGGTAGTAATTGTCGTTCGCGCTTTCTATTGGCGTAACATCCATCTCTTTTCCAGGTTCTGAGAAAGATAAAAAGAACCTCCCTGCGTTTTCAGTTCCTGTAAAAGTTTTCTCGATCTCTTTGTATACATCGCGGCGCTCTTCCGGCGTCGGGACACCGTTTCTAAACTTAATAAACATGCTTGGAGCGAGACCATTTGCGATATTATTTGCATGGAACCGCGATACTTGTGCATCTAATGAAATATCATTTAGGGCTGCAATATACGCTGGATATGGGTAAACTTCATTACCTGGAGTATAACCATAACAATAGTAAATTTGTGACGCATTGTCACCTTTATTATCTGTAGCATCAAATGCTCTATAAGTACTGTATGGGTATTTTCTTAGATTACTCCAATCAGTTGAGAACATATACTCATTAACTTTATCTTCTTCATCTGGTTTACCTGATCTTACATTACCAAATGGCAAGTGATACATTTCCGCTATTTTGGTCCTTTCTTTGTTCCAAATAACATTGATAGCAAAACCATTATATAACGTGTAATCAAGCGAAATCTTTTCAAATATTTCATCAATTGTTTCTCCATTAGAGTTAATATACTCTGTTCCGATAATCTCAATACCATCGCCAATAATACCAGCTGTGATACTGTCAACGCAAGTATGATGCATTGCACTAGTGTCATACAATTCAATAAGTCTTTCTGGGAATAGGTTTCTACCTCCAAAGTACATATATTCCTTTCCACGTACTTCACTAATGTTTGGTATTTCAATTGCGTTAAACTCTGAAGAGTTAACTGCATAAATTCCTTCTGGTGTATTTCTCATATTGTTTTAATAATTTGGTCTATAGAATACCTCTGATACTCTTTCTTCTGTTTGAGGTGTACTAATAAACTCTTTTATACCTAGGCTGCCACCTGGATCTGTAACTATTTTAACTAATCCAGCTTCTAGCGTAGTAGCATTTTGAACTAACCTCCAATTATATATTCCGTTTTTATGGGCATCACCAAATCCAACAGGAAATGTGATCTTTAATGTAGAGTATCTAGCGTTAGTAGTAACAATACTATCTACTACTATATCTAGTGGCTTATGTGAATATTGTGAAGTTAGGACAAATACTAACCCACTTACAGTCATATTAGGTATATTTACTGTAAATTCTTGTGTAAGTTGTGTTTCTGGTACTAATATTGTCATAAACTATGTTATATTTAGTCTTATGTATATAAATATAGAAACTATGTAAGTTGACATGGAATAAAAAAAGGACCACATTTCTGTAGTCCTTCTTCTTCTTATAGTTACTTTACTCCTTACGCTTCTACGATAGAAGAGTCTACTGTAAAGATTGGGCTTGCTTCTAATCCACCTATTACGATTTCATATCCGTTTCTGTCGCCGTATGCAGTTCCTGATGTTGCAGAACCTGATACTAAGAAAGCACCTTTTTCTACACCTACAGACCAGTAATTCCCGTTACCATCTTTCGCTACAACTACCATTGTAGTTGCTTGAGCCATCAATAATAATTGATCTCTCTTTGCAGCTTCCATTTTATTGAAAACCATAGTTAATTGTTGGTCAAAGAATAGAGTTCCATTCTCTTGAGATACTGTTGTAGTTTCAGTTAATGATGAAACTTGACGAGGGGTTTCGAATACAAAAAAATCAGATGGTGTCATAGCAGAACCGCCTACAGTAATTGCAGAAATGTTTCCTGCTGATTCTGTGATTGATTGGACCGGTCCATTTCCTATAAATATCTTTTCAATTCCACCCGTGGAACTGTTACATAAATCTAGTACGCCGGCTGTGATTGCTGAACAACTCATATTATATTGATTTTTTTTAATTAGTTAATAAAGAGGGAACCTATATGATTCCCTCTCATATTTGTTTGGCTTATGCCATATCGTTGGTAGCGAACAAGTTCACTTCCCCGATCCCGATCCCTAGGCGCCACGCCGCACGGAACTTCATTACGTCGTCTGCTTCATCATAAAAGAACCTGAACGAGTCTAGCTCATCAGTTAAACCAGTAGCTGCGATAATCATCTTACCAGGCCCAGCCATTTTGTAGTCTGATCCAACTAATCCACTTGATTTTACAACTGTTACATTTGTACCAGGTAAAATTAAGATATCATTCCCATCAACTGAGTTAAAATGGAATAAATTTTGGGCTACTAAAGCTCTCACTAATGCTCTATATGCATCAGGAGAAACTACCATGATTAAATCGTCTCTATCTTTTACAGATTCGTCGATTGCATCATATAAATCTAAAGCTTGCTCGTACGCATTTGCAGCGGTCCAAGCGGCAGGTACACCACCTTGTAAGTTAGCTCCGTTTGCAGAAGTAACCTGTGCTTTAATACCAGTACCAGTACCAGCAGCTCCAGCTCCATTGATTAAGTAACCTTCGTTATATTTTCTTAATTTATCAGAATAACTTTCTGATATTACATTTTCGAACGGGATCTGGTCGTTACCAGTACCCGCGCTCATAAACGCACTTTGGTATACCGATCTAAGCTCCTCGACGCACATTTGTGTCTTAGATTGTAATGAGTCAATTGTCACATTTACTTGAGTATATGTAACTTCACCGTCAGGTGTAAATCCGCAGGCCAAAGCAGAAACCGGAAGGTCTGCATCGACGAGATTGATGCTTACAGATCCTGATGTAAATCCACTACGTAGGTCTACGAAATCTAATAAGTCTGTTTTTAAAACTACTTTAGAAATTAAATCTAAAGAAAGTTGGTCCGTGTAAGCAGGCAATGCTGCTATATCAAATCCAAATGCCATAATTATTAATTGTTTTTTTTGTTAATTTTTATTTGTTATTTCGGATAGCTCTTAATGCATCCATTCTGTCTGCTAGTTTTTGGTCTGCGATTGCTTTGTTTTCGCTAAACGTATTTCTAACTGGTGTTGCTGCAGGTTCATCTGCGATTGTTTGAAAACGCGCTTTAAGTGCCGTTACTTCTTCTGTTAATGCTGCGATTTCCTCAGTGAATGGAGCGATCATTTCTGCAATACCAGTTAACAACTCTTCAGTTGCTGGTGCTGCTTCTTCAGATACCGGTGCTTCAATTACTACTTCTTCAAGTTCTTCTTCAACAACTTCTTCAGTAACTGCTTCACTAGATTCTGTGATATCCATAATTTCACCATTAGGACCTACGCCGATTAACAATCCGTCAACTGTTTCGTGTATACCTTCGGGAGCGTAAGGCGATTCTTCACCTTCCGGAGTTTTAATTAGTAAGGCTGCGCCTACAACTAATTCACCGTCTGTATATACAACTGTACCATCTACTAATTCCGCTTCAGCGAATTTAGCTTCAGTTACAACTTCAGTATCAGTAGAGAGCATTACTCTCAACTTTTTAACCATGTCGTTTACTGTCATAATATAAATTATTTTTAGTTTAATCCGATACCATACCGGATCTATAATTAAATATAGGGAGTTATCGTATTGACAAAAGTTGTGAAACAGTATAAATAAAACCCATATAAATAATATAAAATAAAACCATTATGATAAAAATTTGTGTAATATCCTATCAAAGGCCTACTGATGTGTACGCTCTAGATAACATTTCACCAGAACTACAAAAGAAATACTTTTGGTTGTGTGTTAGAGATGAAGAAGTAGAAGAGTATAAAAAAGCATACCCTCACTGTAACTATTTAAATCTAGGTACTGACTTTGGCCCTAGAGGTGTCGTAGAGACTAGGCAGAGGGTTAATGAGATGATGTCTGGTAAGATATTAGTTTTAGATGATGATATCACACTCCACAAAACTAAAGTCTCTATACGCGACTATAAAGGTAAACCATTTCACTATATGGGTTATGATTCATCTGTAACTTGTAATGATTTCTTAGAAGAGTTATTAGAAGATTTAGAAGTTTGGATGGATCAGACTCCGCACGGTTCTTTTACTCATCATTCTTTTCCTAAAGACGCTAGAGATAATATGCCTTATGTAAATAATAAAGTTGCTCTACTCGCTGTCTGGTTTAATCTTGATGTTATAGATACTAATGAGATTAGTTACAGACACGGACCTGAGTTTATAGAAGACGTATACATGTCTTGTAGATTATTTGAATTAGGTTATGATTTAATGAAAGTTTGTAAATGGAGTATTAAGAATAAAAAAGGAGGTTCTCAAGATGGAGGTTGTAACGCACATCCTAATAGAGGTAAAGCACATAGCGAGTCTGCGAGCTGGTTAGCGAGTAATTACAAGCAATGGTGTTACTTAAGACCAAGTAAAGTTTATAGTGAAGCCACTGGAATGGATGTCAATACAGTTAATTGTAAACTAGTAAGAAAACTTACAGGGCCACTTTTTTAAAAATAATTGCTAAATAATTTTTTTATGTCAATTATTTTTCTTATATTAGTAGTATACTAATGGAGATAACTCCGATAAAACAAACAAAAATGGAAAATACAATGAACACAATGAAACTAACTTCTGAAAACTTCAAGATGAAATTTGAGGAAATCTATGACATCAATATGGACCGTCACATG